GTGACGCTAGTGGTGCAGCAGTTCTGTACGTCTTAAACACATAAAATGATCGACCATCAATGACGCATTGAATCGCATCGTCACGCACAATTAACGGTTGCACAGCACCAGCAACTACTTGACGATTGTCCAGCAGTTGAACGGTAGGGGTAACAAACCGACTGATGGTCTGGTCTGACTCACGCTGAAGTTGTATCAGCGTCATAGTCTACTCAATAGCCAAGAGTTATCAGGTAGGTCTTGCGCTGGTTGCTCAATGCTTGATGAGCGCACAGCAGTCATAATCGCTAGACGGTACTCGTCCATTGCTACACCCTTCTTTTGATTAGACTGAGTTAAATCTTCAGCTAATTCAAATGCGAGCTTGCAAGCAAACGCTTCAACAAAGTTGGTATCCCACATTGTTGTGTCTGTTGTCTGTGCAATGTAGCGAATCTTGAGTGGCGCAGCAAAGTTAGTCAGTATTTTGCGACCTTCCAGAACGTAGTCAGCAGTTGCACCGTTGCGATAATCGTCCATGCTTGGCCCGTTATACACATCGTTGACTTGCAGCAGACGCAGGTAATCGCCTGGCACTTGGTACTCGTACTCATATCCCCAGTCAGGTGTCGAGACTAGCGCAGGGAGCGATACCCTCTTGACTGAGAACGACCAAATATGTGCTCGCAGCTCGGAATCACGCACAATGTCAAACATTGAGCTGATTGCACGAGCTTGTTTATTGTCATCCCCAAAGGAAATGATGCGAGCTGCACCGAGCTTAGTGAGTGCTCTGTTAGCAATCTCAACTTGTGATGCCATGACTTGCTCCCTTTAAGCGGGTGGCCAGACGTCTTGCAAGATGTAACCTTAAGCGGGTGGCCAGACGTCTTGCAGGATGTAATTCTCGATGTTCTTCAATGCAATCAATACCTGCTCACGAGTAGGTGTGTCTGCTAAGTCAACAGCGACTTCAACAGTCTTTGATTGTGTAGTAGAACCTTCAGCGACATCAGTCTGTGGTAGACCAATATCTAATGCGTAGTAGCGTGATGCCATGTTTATCCCCAGATAGTAGTAGGGGAGCTTTCGCCCCCCCACCGTTACTCATTAAGGTGCAGAGAAGTACAGATCAACGATCAACGTACCGGAGCCTGGGAGAGCTGCGGTTGTGTTGGTCAAGATAACTGTTTCCTGTGCAGTTAATGGAGCATCATCCACCGCAGTCGAGACACCAAACAAAGTAGGAGCAGCAGCTGTAAACACAGCAGCAGCACGATACTTTGCTGGAGTACCAGCAATACCGACAGCGACAGTTGACGAACCAAGCGTAGCAGATGCGTTCATGATGCCATAAGCAAACGCATAGCCAGCAGGGACTTGAGCTAGGACAACGGTATCACCGTCAGCTTGAGCAGCGAGTGCAATCGTCGCACGAAAACGACGAATACGACCACCTTGTACTGCTCCGTTGCTGTTGGTGGTAGGAGTTGTACCAAGACCAGCTACTTCAGTTGCGTAGGTTTGAGCCATGATATATCTCCTTATTCAGCACAAACGATTTCAACGACTTTGCCTTCTTCGGTGCGAGTAGCACCAAACGTACCCTTGACGTAGACCTGTGTTGCATAGCCCTTGTCAGCACGTTCAGAAATCATAGTGTTGATGTCGTTAAACATACCGAGGTGCATACCCGACTTAGCAAACGCAGCGACTCGACGATGCGAGCTGCCATTGACGGGTAAACGCTCTGTATGGATGAAGTTAAAGCCCATGAAAGCTGTGATCTTACCGTCAACAAGCACCGGACGGGTGTTGTAGTCGAGCGAGATAGCCTGTGCTTCGTTCAGCAGATCATCATGCTGTTGCGCTGTAATGATACAGAACAACGGATCATTGTCGATGTCCACTTCATTTTGCATCAGGATTTTCTTTGCTTCACGCAGTTTGCTAATGTTCAAACCAGTAGCACCTGTTGAACCCGTTGCGACCACGACATCTTGGTTTGCGCCAAAAGGTGTAGTTGTCGAACCGTTTTCACCAGTCTTAGCGTCTGCAAAGAAAGCTGAAATGATCTCATCGTCCATTGCACGACCGAGTGCGTATGCACCGTTCTGCGAATAGGAAGATGTAGGATCAATCAACATACGCAGCTTATCCTGATCGTCGATCAAGTCAGCCCACTCATAATCGACTGGGAATACCCAGCGAGCATCAGCAGGAGTCGAGATCAGCGGTGTGTCACCGTGACGGATAGTGCGCTTCTGTGCTGTGACAGGGCCGACCTGCTCGATAGCTTTCGCAGCTTTACCTGTGTAGCTACCGACTGTGACTGCGTTACGCAGCTTAGAGCCTTTCTGTTGCAGCAGCAATTGCACGTTGGTCGTGTATTGCTGTACAAAGTGAGTAGTAATGTTGAAACTCATGATGAGCCTCCCACAAAAGTTAAGAAATAAAAGTTTTGTCGAAAGACTTATCCAGAGATTCTGGGGTCAGTTCTGATCGTTTATCCACCGATTGTAGTGGTGCAGTCTTTCCCGCAGGTCTGCCAGGTCGCTTGGGGTTGCGATTATCTGACACATCTTTATCCCCGTTTCCAAGCACAAACCTCTCGTACTCGGAAGCCCGACTTACCACCTCTGAAGGTAGCAAGTCAGACCTTACTGCTAATTTTAGACATTCTAATCTAATTTGTACAATGTTTTCCATTTAACTGGGGTATCCTGCTCGCATCAGTCGCTCAAGCTCTGTCTTAGCATCGACATCGCCACTCAGATACTTGCTCGACCATGTAGGATCACCCTTCAGTTGACTGATACGGACTCGTGCAGCTTCGGGTGACATACCAAACTTACCGCCACCAGACCCGTCTACGAACGAATCTTCGCCCATGCCTTTGCCTATCTTCGCAAAGAATTGAAGCATACCCTTCGTACCCAAAGCGCCTTCCATCTTGGAAAGAATAGTCTCGTCCGCACCAAACTGACGAGCTGCTCTGCGTCCTGCTTCGATGTTTGCATCATAATCCTTACCCCATTCCTGTTGTAATTGTTGCATTTCCATCTCAGCAGCTTGCGCTGTCTGTGTCTGTTGAGCGCCTGCAATGGTCTCAGCTTGTTGATTCCACCAAGCAGCGAGACCTTCCGCTTGTTTAGCATTTAACCCAAGCTCGTGAAACTTACCCGCAGCAGCTTGCACAAACTCTGGTGGAGCACCTTCAGGAGCAGGAATCTTGTACTGATCTGGTGACTGTGGTCTACCCAGTTTGTCGTACACCTGCGACCATTCTTCCGGTGCAGCATCCTCTTTTGGAATAACTAGACCACGACCAGACTTGTCAGCACCTAGAAATTTCTCTAGGTTTGTATAAGACTGTATAGCATCGAGGGGACTTGCCCACCCTTTGGTTTGGACTGTACCTCGCACATCCTCTGGAAATGAATCGAACCATTGTCCTTGTGGTGCAGGTGCTTGATTCCCTGCGGGTGCAGGGTTGCCAGTATCTACTGACCCTTGTACGTTATCCATTATCATCCTCGTTTAGGTTTAACACTATGCGATCCTCAAGATGAAGATGCGCCATGATTCTCAGCCAGACTTCCCGTCTACCTTCAGCCATCGCTGTAGCAATCGGATCGACTGACCGAGAAATAGGTGATACCACCGCTGTACTAGCGTTAGCACGACAAAACTTCGCAAGGTCAGCAAGGACTGTCTGACCGTCTGCGTTCAATCCATTGTCACCAAGAAACAATCGACGGTACGCATATCGACGTTTTCTGATCTTAGCTAAGAGTTTTTCCATTAAATTGGTAATGCAGCAGGTTGTTGACCAGCGAGTGCAGCGGTCTCTGCCATCGTCTTAGCAGAGTTCGCAACAACAGGAGCAGCTTCAAGTAATTGCTGTGCTTGTGCTTGTTCAGCTTGCTTCATCTTCATCTGCTCAATCTGCTCACGACTACGCAGAATCTTCGCAGGGACACCGTTAATCTCTGACAGCTCACGAGCAATCATTTCAGGATCGAACACC